AAAAGCATCTTTGTGATGATAAGGTATATGGAGATCACTAATTACTAAAACAGATTTATGCATATGGAAGTTATCATGTTATTGAGTTTCTTCTTCTGTTGGCTGTCCTTGTCCTTGTTGTTGTTGCATCATCTGTTGCATTTGTTGGGCGGCTTCCTGCATTTCTTCTTGTGATCTTATTAATTGTTCAGGAACACCTAATTTTTTAGCAACATATTTAGCTACCTCATCTTGTTTAACAAGAACATTCAATAACTGTGGACCAACTCTTTGTTGTACCATACCTAAGAATCTATCTATTGTGGCAACATCTTGTTGCTGTTGTGCTTGTGCTAATGGAGAAGATGATTTAATTTTTATTTCTCTACCATTAACAACTGGTATTTTTATTCTACCTTGTTTCTTTAAAATATAAATTACTCTTTGTAATACTGGATTAACTAATTCAGCTTGTAATCTTCCGAATGCCGCTCCAATTTGTCTTGATAAGTCAGCCATTCTTTCTGCAACTTCTGTAGCTGTCATAGGTGTTTTCTCATTTGGTGTACCTAACATATCATTGTACAATGCTTTTTTAATATTAGTTCTCATATCTCTTAAAACTAAATCACTTACATTAAAGTTTCCTGCTGGTGCTATTGGTTGTAGTCCTGATGATCCAGCCGCTTTAGGAATAATAGTGCCTGGAATTAGTGCAATGTTATCTACATTAATAACTCCATCATCTTCTACTTGATACATTCCTGATATAGACATCTGTGCATTTTCTAAAATTAATTCTATAACTAAGTTAGAAGTTTTAATTGCAGGTAACGCTAATTGTAATGGACCTCTTCCATATACTTCTCCTGCTACTTTAGACCATCTATAAACAATATAAGGATTTGATCCTAAACCTTTATATGTTTCTTCAAATAATTTATGTTCATACATTTGTGAGATAACACAAAATTTATATTCATCTTCTTTTGTATTAGCATAATTTTTATAAACAATTTCTAATACATCACAATCCATGTCAGGAGCTTTGTCCATATCCATTTTCATTTTTTCAGATAAGACAGCTTGTGGGTAAGCATAAGTAATATCTTTCATTTTAATTTTTCTATTTCTAAATACATGATCTACTTTGTCATCATGTCCTGCATCTAAAACTATTTGTGGTAATGGGATTGCTTTAAATTTAACTGGCTGTACTGCATCTCCCTCTTCTACTAAGAGTACACCTGTACCTACAGCACAATCTAAAAATGTTTCATGTACTTCTTGTGAGAAGTTTGAGTTTTGTAATATTTCAAAAACATATTCTGTTACTTGATCTAATTCTAAATTAACATCTTTCTGTTCATCTTTAGGTATTTCTGTACCAGCAACAAAGTCTGCCCATCTTGCATAGTTAGGAACAATACCTGATTGTAATCTACTAGCAAATTCTTGTACACCTACTACAGCAGTTTCATCAAAGATTCTGTCAGATCGTCTTCTACCTATTGACTCACTATAAAAACTTTCCCTTTGTGGTAAAGCAAATTCATAGCACTCTTCAAAAGTAGGAAGCCACATATCTTTGACTGCCTTAGCGTTGTTGTAACGAGTAATTAATCGTTTCACACCACTCTCAGAATAGTTTTCTACTCTTTGTGGTTTTACATCTATTACCATCTATGCTCCTAAAGTATCTTTAGACATTAGATTTTGTGAAACCTCAAACCCCTGTCCGCCTCTTCTACCTGATAAAAGTGATCTTCGACCTCTTCTACCTGAGTATGCCGCAACTCTATCTTCAAATGCTTGTTGCTTATTAGCAGTTCTTTCTGCTTCTTGTTGCTTACGCATTCTTGCTCTTTGTTGCTTTACACTTTCCTCTTCTACTGGAGGTGGTGGTGGTGGCGGAGGAGATGGTTTAAATGGACCTGCACACATAACTATCTTCTCCTTTCATAAACTGATTTTGGTTTAACATCAAATACATTAAAATTCCTTTTCGCAACTACAGGTTTATTAGATTTATTACCAATAGTCAATGCTCTTCCCTCTCCTGCACCTAACAGTAAATATTGCAAAGCATCATGGACATGAGAAAATCTATTCTTATTTGGTTTTTCATCATATCTTTCTCCTGATACTTGGAGTCTTCTATAGTGATAACCACCAGTAAAACCTTTAATTAAGTTATTACATTTACGATCTACAATCATTCCTGATTCTCCATCTACCATTCTATTTAATACAGATGATACTGATTCTAATCTAAGAGTTACATCATTGGATGGAGCTGGTCTTGCAAATAATCCTTTACCACGCATGATTTGAAAGGGTGTACTTTCATCTGTTTGTACTCTATGATCCCCTGCTGGATCGCCAAAAATTACAAATTCTCTTGGTAAGTATTGTGCCATAACTTGTTTCATTAGATCAGCAAACTTTACTATACCCATATCTTCTGCAACTAATTCATCAAACACTACCCATCTATTTCTTATTCGTTGTGCAAATACACAAGCAGGTGTTAATCCAAAATCTATTCCACAAAATATAGGAACACCATCTGCTATAGCTATATCTCCTTTAGCAACATGGACTTGTTCTTTAAATGATTCATAAACTGGTTTGCCATCTTCTATCTGTCCTAATTTATTTAATATATAAACATCAATCCAAGATTTAGTTTTACCTCGTATAATATTGCTATAATAATTTGGAGTTAAGTTATTTTTATTCTCCATAAGTTTATTATTTTCATATCCCTCTATCTCATTTTCTTTATTTTTAATTTCTAACATAGCAGGTGGTTGATTATAGAAAGACCAGTTATCAGGTTTAACTAACATCTTAGCTTCTTGTTTAGTTATGTAATCAGGAATAATTGTTTCTCCTGCCATAATAGACCACCAATGATCTGTATCAGGTGGGTTAGTATCTGCTATAACACCATACCAACTTGGTCCACCATCTCTCATAGATGGATATCTTCCTACCCTCATTGAACAAGCATCTACAATAGACTTAGGTATTTCTCTTGCTTCATTAATCCAAACACCTGTAAGTTCTAATGATAATAATTTTTTTACATCTTCAGGTCTATCAAGTGCTAAGAATATAACTTCAAGTTCTATATCTCCTTTTTTAATATTATGAGTATATGGAACACTCCATGCAAATCTTCCCCACTCTTCTTCAGGAAACCAATCAAGCCAAGTTTTAATTGTTGTTGTTTTTAATTGTGGGTTTGTATTTCTTATGACAGCCCATCTTGATTTTCTTTTTCCATCTTCAGATGGTTCTTGCATTAATGCTCTTCTAATAACTTCTATACAACAAGCAACAGATTTACCGCTACCTACTGGACCACGCAGTCCTCTAAGAAAGCTACTGTCTTTTAAAAAATTTTTAAGGGTTGCCCCATCAGGTTTATAATTTAGTGATCCCATAATCTACCGCTAATTTAATTAGTTTCTCTCTTGCATTATCTGAAAGAGATTCAATGATTCTATCTGCTTCTGTGTCATTTACATGGGATGATGGATAGTGTTTCATATGTTGAGTTCTAACTACCTTTCTAAGTATCTGCAAATCTTTTATAGCAACCTTAGTAAAGATACTCATGGTGCTTGATTCATTATCTGTTCTTTAGCCATCTTAGTTGCTTCTTCTTCTGAATGACCTTTTAACATCTTAAACTCTACATATTCTTTTATTCTTTTAGCTGTGTATTCTTCCTTAGCTTTCTTCTCGTTCTCCATCATCTGATTTGCTCTCATTTGATTCTTGTGGAGTATTGAGTTCTTCTTTGGTTCGGATTTTTCTAGCTTCTTCATAGTTTTCCTTTGTGTTGTTTCTTCCATCAGGGTATGTGGTTTTAGGTACTCTCTTCATTTTTTATATCCTCATATGTTGCACGAAAACCTATTGGGCAAAAAAAAATTTTAAATTCCTCTTCGCTTAATTTATGTTCTTCAACAAGTTCCATCTCGCCGCTTTTCCATAACTTTACCAAATATTTATTATTTTTTAAAGCCACTTTTCATGTTGTCATAAGCTGACTTAGAGATAGTTGATTTACTTTTACTCTTGGAAGTACCAGCTTTTTTTTTCTTATTAATATAGTAATACAAACCTTTCTTAGCTTTCTTACCATCTTTAGTAGTGTGTGTTTTCTTTTCGCCATAAGACGCTTTAGTTGTAGGCATTATGCTTTTCCTTTCTTTTTTCTGTTTTTTAATCGTACTGCCATTGCCTTAGCTTTCTTTCTAGCATCAGCTTTTGATGATGCACCCCAAGCTTTAAGCGATAGTAGTAATCTTGTTGGCTTACCTTTCTTATATTCTGGTCCTTTCATGTTTCCCATTCTTGCAAGGAACGCTGATCTTCTAGGATTGTCGCCTGACTTAACAGGAGCTTTCAATGTACCACCTTTATAAGATGCACGACCTTTAGCATTGAGTCCACCCTTAGGATTCTTCCCTGCCTTTCTTTGCCATGCTGGAGTTTTATAAGCCATAACTAAATCTATAACACATGATGATCGAACCTTGAAGAACTATATTGTGTGGGCAGTACCCCCCTCACTTGTCGTTGCCTAGTTTTTGGGGGTAGGGTAACCATCACACGACACTATCCCTGTAATTTCTACGATAAGTCTATGTTAATGGAGAAATTACCACCAACCAAGTGTTGGTGCTTCTCAGGGGCTTTGAACCCAGCCCTATCGAGTATGTCCTTACTAGCTTCAAGCTGTACATACTCACTCTTAGCCCCCTGAGAAAGGGATAGGAGTCGTGCTGATGCTTTGGCTGAAGACAATCCGAAACTTCGCTGAATCTCAGACATCATGTATGCCTGTACCTCAGGTTTTCGTAGCATCTTACTAGCACTAACACGAGATGAATTACCCTTGTAACCAGCGAGTTTTGATGCTTCTGTGATGGTACATCCTGTGGCTACTAAAGTATCTACAAGCTTCTTAGCTTTGGCTGAGATATCAGCTTTCGGATTGCCCTTTGGCTGGTATCTTTCAAGTATCTTTGACATAGCTATTTACCTCTTATGGTATTGGTTGGTACCTATCGGTAGTATAGCGTATAACACCAGCTTGTGTCAAGACACCGACAACAACCACAAGATGTAGTGGTCGCATGATGTAACGAACTGCTTTGTTCTAGTTACTCTATGACTCCCCCTTTTGTGTAGTTTATACTCCCAAGATAAAACCTCTCAGAAATGGAATCGCACCTAAAGGTGCTGTCAACTATTAAATCGGTTCCCCCTGAAGTAGGTTCCCCCCAATTTAACAGTGGACTTCCATTTGCTGGAGGTTTTTTGTCATCTTGGAGTTAAACTAACAACAAAAGGAGAAGACCATGAGTAACAAACTAGAAAAAGCATTCGGCATCATAGCTGACCACTTCAAAGGGTTAGAGTTGTCGGAAACACCACAAGCTGAGAGTTATACCGCAGAAAAAGGATCGGTACAGAATATCATAAGAGGTTCTGAAATAGCTTGTAAATCTGCCTTGAATCTACAGCACGAAATAGGTGCAAGATTAAAAGGTAGAGTAAGACAATTCTCAGGTTCTGAGATAGAAGATGTAGCTATTCAGAAAGATACATTCGCAGTAAGACAGCTCCAAGAACAGGTAGCTATTACTGAGAATTTCTTAGATACAGCTAAAGAATTCTACAAGAACAGATTTGGTATGGCTTACACACCAGTTGTAAGAAAGCCAAACCCTGAGGATGTTAAGAAGACATCTGCTGTTAATGAAGCTGAAGAGTTATTGAAAAAGATAGCTTAAACTTCAGCTAATATAAACTCCTAGTAGTTCATTCTACTAGGGGTTTATTGTATTGACATTAGTAGAACAAAATGTAAATATATACTTGAAGTAGAAAAGGAGGATCAATGATCTTATACAAAGGCAAAGCCAAAGACTATAGTCTTGATGGCATTAAAAAATCGTTAGCAAAAAAATCAGGTGTGATTGTACACAAGAATATTTTGTTACACGAATTAATAGAAAAGGTAAATCAATGCATCATACAGAAAAAGAAATCGTAGATATTGTAAGCAAACAAAAAGCTGACTTAGAGCGTATGTTTTCTAAGATGACATTACGCTTAATGAATAGAGTTAAGTCAGCAGATTCATTAAAAGAATTAACTGAATTGCGTAGGGCTTACAAGATTTGTATTGAGTGTCATTCATTAGACCAAGATGTAGTCAATACAATTTGTAATCAAATACAACTATTGGAGGAGAAGTATGGGAAAAATTAAAACAGGTTTATCTTGGGATGAATGGGATGAACAAGTCAGCGAATCAGCAAAGGATGAAGCCCAAGCAATGTATCATGCAAGTAAATTAGAAAACTGCATGGATGACATCTGCAAGGGTGCTTACAATTATATTAAATTATATCCTAAGAATCCTGACAAAGAGAAGTGGAGAAAATTGTACCAAGAAGCAAATGCAATACGAGATCAATACAAAAAAATCAAGGAGGTTTTATGAGTAGTATTGATTTTTATTGTTGTGTTCTGTTTCTTTTTGCAATGATCATAATGATAATAACAATATAACTAGGAGGTATAATGCAAGGCAAAGCAAAAGATGTAGTCCATAGCATTACAAAAAACATACTGAAGTTAATGAAAGAACAAGGTAGTCAATGGACTAAGCCTTGGGCTAATAAACTATTCACTTCAGTAGATGGTTACAAATATACTGGCGGTAACATTATGCAGTTAGCATTTGAACCATATGACAGATATGTTTGGGGTACATACAAGCAATGGACTAGACATGGATGTCAAGTTAAGAAAGGAGAATCATCTACAAAGTTATTGTTCATAAAGAAATACATTAAAGAAGTAGAAAGAAAAGGAGAAACAAAAGAACAAATGTTTCAGTTGTTTAGAACCTTTGATGTATTTAATATAGAACAAGTAAAGGGTAATACAGAAAAGTTTGTTGGCTTTGATACATTCGAAAACAAAGTCAATGACAATAATACTGCTGATGTATTTATAAATAATACAGGAGCAAAGATTTCTCGTAGTGGTAAAGCTTGTTATATACCAAGCATTGATGAGATTCGTATGCCAAGCAAAGAATCTTTTATCAATACACAACACAGTACCGCTACAGAAAACTACTATTGCACTATGTTTCATGAGCTGACCCATTGGACAGGTCATAAAGATAGATGCGATAGAAAACTATCAACAAAGTTTGGTTCAAGTGGATATGCATTCGAAGAATTAGTTGCAGAACTTGGATCATGTTTTATTGCTAGTCATCTAAACATAACTTCTTCTCCAAGAGAAGACCATGCTATGTATCTTAATAACTGGATTAAATGTTTAGAAGAGAACGAAGATGCTATTTGGAAAGCATCAAGTCTTGCAAGTAAGTCATTAGACTTCTGTAAGAATTTACAATCAACAACAAATGTAATCAAGGAGGTTGCGTAATGAAAGTAAATAGTGATGACTT